CATGGCGCACCCGACCAGCCCATGGCGCAGGTCACGGCGCAAGGCGCGGTCCATGGCGCGCCACGGCGCCAGAGCCACGGCGCACCCCATGGCGCAACTCATGGCGCACCCGACGGCGATGGCGAGGTGGACGCGCAGACGGTGATCTACCGGCTGGAGGAAGCCGGCCGCACGCTGCTGGCCCTGCCGCAAACCGGCTACAGCACCAAACTGCGCACCAGCGCGCTCGACATGCTGTGCCGCGCGATCGAGCAGGAGCCCGCCGCCGCCCCCGAAACGACGCGCCTGCGCCCGGCCATCCCCTCGGCCTCGCGCATCACCCGGATGGACGAGGCGTTCGCCTGGGTCAGCCTCATCCCGCGCGACCGTTACGTCATCCGCCGCATCGTCGGCTGCCGCGCGCTGGTGGGGCCGATCACCGAGCGGCATCTGTTCAGCTGGCGCCGCATCGGCAAGCTGCTGGGCGCCGACCACAAGGCGATCCAGCGCTGGCACGCGCAAGGGATCGACATGATCGTGGCGGCGGTGAACGCGCTGCAGCGGGGGGGAGGGCGGTGAGGGGCGCGATGAGACGCCCAATGGGACGGGGGCGATGAGACGGGGGCGCGCGGCCATGCTAGGCTGCCCGCCCACCGCATCGGGAGCCAGCACGATGATCCGCTCGGTCGACATCCGCCATTTCCGCGGGCTGGAGGATGTCCGCGTCGAGGGGCTGCGCCGGGTCAATGTGCTGGTGGGCGACAACGGCAGCGGCAAGACGGCGCTGCTGGAGGCGATCTGGTTAGCGGCCAACCCGCAGTCCATTCTCCAGATCAGGGCCGCGCGGGGCTTTCCCCCGGCCGCCCCGACCCCGTTCGGCAATGTCGCCGAGGGGGTCTGGGCCGACCTCTTCCCGATGATGAGGGTCGGGGCGGAGATCGTCGTGGAACTGGTGTCCGACGCGCACGCGGCGCGCCGGATGCAGATTTCCAACAGTCGGCCGGACATCACCACGTTTGGTCCGGACGAAGCCCTGCACGTCGGCGCGCAACCCCTGCCGCTGACGCGTGCCGAGTGGGAGCTTGGAGACCGACTTGAAGCGTCGGCAAAGGCAGATCGCAACGGCAATATCACCCTTGAATTCCGGCAGCCCGGCGATGCATCCGCCGCGCTGTTCATTCCGGCACTCCAGGCGATGCCGCTGCCGAGCGCGCAATGGCTGTCCGACCTCGCGAAGGCGGGACGTTCCGAGCCGTTCATCGATGCCTGCCGCAAGCAGTTTCCCGACGTGGAGACGATTTCGGTTCAACTCGACGCCGGCAAGCCGCTGCTCTACGTACGTTTTGTCGGCGAGACGCGGATGCTGCCGATCAACGCGCTATCGGCGGGGATGACAAAGCTCGCTACTCTGCTGCTGGCTGTGGCGACGTTCGCCGGCGGGGCCGTGCTGATCGACGAGATCGAGAACGGTTTCCACCACAGCCGCCACGCGCTGCTATGGCGGCAACTCCACGCCGCCGCCGTCGCGTCCGACACGCAGCTATTCGCCGCCGTCCACAGCCTGGAATGCCTGCAGGCGGCGGTCCCGCACATGCAGGCGAACCCCGAGGATTTCCTGCTGATCCGCATGACGCGCCATCACGGGCATTGCGTGGCGCGCACGCTGCCGGGGGAGCGGGCGGCCGAACTGATCGACAACGATCTGGAAGTGCGGGGCTGAGGTGAAACCGGCGCCAGCCAAGCTGACCGTGCCCTTCGCCGTTATGGGCGAGGGGACAGCGGATGACGCGTTCCTCGACCGCTTGATCGTCCAGCACGGCCTCGCCAGCCAAGCCTGCGTTTATCAGCGCAGCGATAAGTTCTATAGCCGAGACATGTTCGGCAAGAAGCTCGGGCTGCTCGATGACGCGTTGAAGGGCGGTCTCGTGGCGGAGGATATGTTCCGGGGCGTTATCATCGTCGCCGACACGGCGGAGCAGGGGGCGGCGACCCGCGATCATATCCGGCGGCAGATCGCCGATCCGTTCGTGGCGCCAACGGCCTGCGATGTGTTGCCCGCCGCTCCCGCCGGGAAGTGGCCGGTGGCGATCATGCTCGTGCCCGGGGAGACCCGGCCGGGCGGGCTTGAGACGCTCTGCTTCGATGCCATGGCCGGCAACCGGCCCGATGTCGCTTCGTGCGTGGATGCGTTCTTCGCTTGCGTCAGGCACGCCGTCCCGGCCTCGCGCACGGCGGAGAAGCTGGACAAGGCACGGCTGGCCTGCTTTTTCGCCGCTGTCCTCGACGATCCCACCAAGGCGGTGCGCTACGCTTTCGAGACGGCGGCGCCGATCTTCGAGCTTCGCGAACCCGCCTTCGCGGACATCGCCACGCGGCTGCGGGCTTTGCTCGCTGCCTGAGCGCCCCTCACAGATACGGCACCTCGAACGCCCGCGCATGCGTGTTGGTCAGGCTCACGCTGAACCCGCAGCGTGGGGTCACATACCGGCCGGTGACGTGTTCGGGGTCCAGATGGCCGGAAAAACGCATCGTGAAGCCTTTGCGGTCCGCCCCTGGGGTGGTGAGTTCGGCCGCCAGCGTGCCGTCCTCGCCCACGGTGCCGGACAGTTGCAGCACGCCGTCGGCGGGGGCGAAGGTGAAGTGGCCGCGCGCGCCGCCGGCGATCAGCGTGGTGAGTGTGCCCGAACTGGCCGCCCCGCAGGGCCCGTCGGGCGTCACCGCCCCGGTATAGCGCGCCTGCTGCTGCGCCGGCGCCCCCCCGCAGGAGGCCAGCAAGGTAGCCAAGGCCAAGTAGAGGGGTCTGGGGCCGCGTGGCCCCAGTGGGGTTCGGGGCAAAGCCCCGACCTTGCCTTGCCCTGTCAAAGCGGCGCGAGGGCCACCGTGGCGATGCCTCGATCGAGGATGCCCAATTGCGCCGCTGCTGCGCGGGAGAGGTCGATGATGCGTTTGCGGGTGCCCGGCCGGTCGGTGATGGTGACCACCACCGAGCGTGTGCCGCCGGCCAGCGACACCAGCACTTTCGAGCCCAGCGGCAGGGTGGCGTGGGCGGCGGTCAGTTCGGCTTCGTCGTAGCGGGCGCCGCTGCTCATCCGTTTGCCTTGCCAGGCCGTGCCGCCATACCAGGACGCCATGCCGACCTGGATGATGTGCGCGTGGGTGTTCATCTCGGCCCCCCCGGCGTTGGCGCTCGCCGCGGGCTGGACCGGCTTCGTGCTCCCAGTCGCGTTGCCAGGGGCGGTACCAGTGGCATGATCCGGTGGGGCGCCGTCCTCGCGCGCGATCCGGTCGGCCCAGGCATCGCCGGCGGCCGACCCGCCGGCGGCGCCTTTCGTCCACAGGGTGGCGTCGGAGAGCATCGCGACATTCTCCTCGCGTGCCCCGCGCCGCGCCCGGGTGGCGGCGGTCACCCGCCCGCCGGCCCGTGCCATGCGGGCCACGGCATGTCCCAGGCCCTGTGAGAGGGTGGCGCGGTGCGAGACGCCGCCCGATTGGGGGCTGGCGGCCTCGTGGGCGCGGCGATGGCTGCCCTCTGAAACACGGGCCTCTGAAACACGGCCCTCCGAGACACGGCGGGGGCCGGCCGGTTCGGTGTGGTGGTCGCGATGGGACGCGCCGCCATGGGAGGCCGAGGCGAAGGCGGGGCTGGCGAGCAGCATGGAGAACACCATGCCGGGATAGGCGAGGCGGGGTATCGCGAGCCCGCGTATCAGCAGCGGGGCACGCGAGAGGCGGGCATGGGCAAGACGGGCATGGCCCGGCAACGCCTTGAGGGCGCGAGTCATCATCGGCAATAAGCCTTCCCTGTCATGACCCAAACCCCGGTGGCGCAAGCCACGAAGGTCCGGGCGCGGGGTGTCATAGAGTGTCCGCTGCCCCGCGGAATGGGGGGCACGGCTATAGGCGGTTCAAACGCCGGGCATTCAGCCAAGCTTGTTGGCGAAGATCAACCCCAAATCTCATAGGGGCCTCGTATATGCTGGTCGGCCCCCCGGGTCGTAACTTGCTCGTATCGAGGATATGTTCTTTCGATTGGTCGGCCCGCAATGTACAACCACCAGGATTGCGAGAAATCGCCCCGCCGCGCGGAATAAACCGCGCCGCCGCGACAGCACGGCCATGCCCCGCGCATAACAGCCGCGCAATATGCGGTAACAGTGTTCACGCAAACCAGTCCTTGCCCAGATGCCCCGTTTCGGGGTAGGGAAACGGTCAAGCTGAGGACGGCCCTCACGCGTCGGCCCTCACGCGTCGGCCCTCACGCGTCGGCCCCCACGCGCCGGCCAGGCAGCGGTCAGCCGACGCAGCGTCCATCCCAACCCCAGTCGCCCATGGCGCGGAAGAGTGCCGCGCATCGCGCGTCCGTGTGCCGCTCCGCACCAAACGGAATGCGCGGCGCTTTTCCGCGCCCCGCCCCGCCCCGCCCCGCCCCGCCCCCTGCCGCCTGCCCCTGCCCCCCTGACCCGGACGAACGCCATGCCCCATGAGACTCAGCGGGCGGCGCTCCCGCGTCCATCGCCCCGCGCCCGCCCCCGCGCGGCACCCGCCCCGCCCGTCCTCGACCTGTTCCCCGAACCCTGCCCCCCGCCCCCCGACCCCGGCCGCGCGCCCTCCTTGCTCGATTGGGCGACCGAGGTGCTCGCCCCGCTCGGCCAGAAGCCCGAGGCGCATCACCGCCTGATGATCGCCGAGCTGGAGCGCATCGCGGCGGGCAGCACCGACCGGCTGATGCTGCTGATGCCGCCCGGATCGGCCAAATCCACCTACGCCTCCGTGCTGTTCCCCGCCTGGTTCCTCGCGCGGCAGCCCCGTGCCTCGGTGATCGCCGCCTGCCACACCGCCTCGCTCGCCACCCATTTCGGCCGCCGCGTGCGCGCCGCCGCCATCGCGGGGGCCGCAAGCCTGGGCTACAGCCTCGACAAAGGCCACCGCGCCGCCACCACCTGGTCAACCGATGCGGGCGGAGAATATTACGCCACCGGCATTCGCGGCCCCGTCACCGGCCGCCGGGCGGACCTCATCGTCATCGACGACCCGATCAAATCCACGCTGGAGGCAGACTCCGCCCTCGCGCGGGACCAGCTGTGGGACTGGTATCGCAGCGATCTCGCCACCCGCCTCAAACCCACCGGCCGCATCGTGCTGGTGATGACGCGCTGGCACCGCGACGATCTGGGCGGCCGGCTGCTCGGCACCACCGGGGATGCCGACCTGCCCCTGGAGGCGATGGCGGGGGAGGCGATGGCGGGCCCCGACAATTGGCGCGTCATCCGCCTCCCCGCACTGGCTGAGGCGAACGACACGCTGGGCCGCGCCCCCGGAGCGGCGCTGTGGCCCGCCTGGGAGAGTGCGGAAAAACTCGCCCGCCGCCGCGCCCAGATCGGCCCCCGCGCCTGGGCAGCCCTGTATCAGCAGAACCCCGCGCCCGATGGCGGGGCGTTGTTCCGCATCACCAACATCCCCATCCTGCCCGCCGCCCCGCTCGCCGCGCGCTATGTCCGCGCCTGGGACCTCGCGGCCACCGCCGCCACGGCGGGGCGCGATCCGGACTGGACGGTGGGCCTCAAACTGGGGCGCGAGACCGACGGGCGGCTGGTGGTGGCCGACATCGTGCGCCTGCGCGGCGGCCCGCTGGAGGTGGAACGCGCCATCGTCAACACCGCGGCACTCGATGGCAAAGCCGTGCCGATCGGCCTGCCGCAAGACCCCGGCCAGGCCGGCAAGCAGCAGATCGCCTGGCTCACCCAACGCCTGTGCGGCCACCGCGTGGTGGCCAGCCCCGAGAGTGGTGCGAAAACCACCCGCGCCGCGCCGGTGGCGGCGCAGGCCGATGTCGGCAATCTCGCACTGGTGGCCGCGTCGTGGAATCGCGCCTTCCTCGACGAGCTGCGCGACTTCCCGCTGGGGCGCAAGGACGATCAGGTCGACGCGCTGAGCCGGGCGTTCTCGCTGCTGGCGGAGCCGGCGCCCTCCGTTGCCAGACGGCTGCATGTGCCGTTTCTGGAACGGTAGCAGGCTGAGTAAGAGCAGAAACCACAAAGACGGCAAGACGCCAAGAAGCGAAGCAGAATCCCTGCGGCGACCCCACGACATAACGTCATGCAAATGAACTTGGCGTCTTTGCGTCTTGGTGGTTCCTGTTCCTGCTTCGACGCAACGACACAAACAAGCCCCCCCCGAAACCGAGGCAGCCCAAAAAATGTTCGCCACCATCGCCGCCGCCACCCCGGCCGACCCCGCCTATCCCCCCCGCGCCCAACGCCTGGACATCCTCGCCCGCATCCTCGACGGCACGTTCTACGACGTGCTGCCCTACGAATTCCACGAGGAGCGATCGGCCTCGGGCGAATACATCCCGCTGCGCCGCCGCCGCCCCTCGGTGCGCTACCCGCTCGCCCGCATCGTGGTGGACGATTCGCTGTCGCTGGTGTTCTCCGACGGGCATTTCCCCTCCATCAAAGCCTCCGACCCCGCCACCGGCATGGCGCTGAATGCCATCTGCGACGAAGCCAACCTCAACCTCGCCATGGCCGAGGCCGCCTTGCGCGGCTCCATCGGCTCGGTGGCCATCCTGCTGCGGGTGCTCAGGTCGAGACTATTCTTCAAGGTGCTCGACACCCGCTACCTCACCCCGGTGTTCGACCCCGAGGCGCCGGACACGTTGCAATCCATCACCGAACTCTACAAGGTGCCCGGCGCGGTGCTCGCAGCCCAGGGCTACGACCTCGCCGACCCGCAGCAACCCCACTGGTTCCGCCGCGTGTGGGACGCCACCGCCGAGACCTGGTTCGCCCCCATTCCCGTCGGCAGCGACGAAACCCCCGCGATCGACGAGGCCCGCACCGTCCGCCACGATCTCGGCTTCGTCCCGATCGTGTGGATTCGCAACCTCCCCGGCGGCCCCGACGGCCCGGACGGCATCGACGGCGCCTGCACCTTCCGCCCCGCCGTGGAAACCTCCATCGAGATCGACTACCAGTTGAGCCAGGCCGGACGGGGCCTGAAATACTCCTCCGATCCGCTGCTGCTGATCCGCGAACCCGCCGGCGTATCGGGCGAGATCGTGCGCGGGGCCGGCAACGCGCTGGTGCTGTCCGAACACGGCGACGCGAGGCTGCTGGAAATCGGCGGTACCGCCTCGGGGGCCGTGATCGAGTATGTCCGCACCTTGCGCGAAATGGCGCTCGAAGGCGTCCACGGCAACCGCAGTTCCGCCGACCGCGTGGCCGCCGCGCAATCCGGCCGGGCGCTCGAATTGATGAACCAGGGCCTCATTTGGCTCGCCGACAATCTGCGGGTGAGCTACGGTGCGGGGATCGTCGCCCTCGCCCGGATGATCGTGCTGGCGGCGCAACGCTATCCGCTGAGCGTGGCGGGCGATCCGGTGGGCGGTCTCGATCCGGCGACGAAACTGTCTCTGGTTTGGCCGCGCTGGTATCCGCAGACGGCGGCCGAGGCGCAGGCGGATGCGGCGACGTTGGTCGCGCTGACCGAGAACCGCCTGCTCTCCCGCGCAACCGCCATCGCCAGCATCGCCGACATCTACAAGGTGGACGACGTGGCCGCCGAACTGTCGCGCATCGGCGCGGCACCGGGCGTGCCATGAGCGATGGCTGGCAATACCAGGGCCGCCCGCAGCATGGCTGGTCCGGCCACGGCGCCCGCGCCGTCCACCCCCGCATACGATCATCCGCGCAAAGAATCCTGCCGGCCACTGAAAAAAACCGCTTGCCCAGGTGCCCCGGTTTGCCGTAGGAATTCCCTCATGATGGCGGCTTGTGCGGACGTGTTCGCACGGTGCTTCCCGCCTCATCTTCCGCCGGGGCACTCCCGCCCCCGCATCATCTTCCCATCCACGGACATCATATGACCGAACCCACCGACCCGCCCGCTGGGCTGCCGGATGTCGATCCGCGTGTTGTCGCGCTGGAGCGGCGCATCGCGGAGATGGAGACGACGCATCGCGACCGCCTAATGCGGGCCGAGCTGAAGGCCGAGGCGGTGCGTGCCGGCATGATCGATCTCGATGGCCTCAAGCTGATCGATGCCGCGCAGGTCGAGATCGGCGAGGACGGTGCCGTGAAGGGTGCCGATGGTCTGATGAAGACCCTGCGCCGCAACAAGCCGTGGCTGTTCGGCCTGGCCAGCACCTCCAGCACCGCGCCCGCCCCTCCGGCCTCTCCGCCCGAGCAGAAGCACGCCACGAAGATGAGCCACACGGAATGGCAAACCGCACGAGCCGCCCTGCTGAAACAAAGATGACCAACGGGGTCCGGGGGCCTCGCGGCCCCTGGCCTTGAGCTTTCTTGCGCCCCGAAATCGCCCGAACCAAGGACCGATAGCACATGGGTATCCAGAATTTCCCCGCCGCCTTGCAGCCGATCATCCAGCAGGGCTTTTTGGAGCGTGAGTTCGAATCGGCGATGCACAGCCGGCTCGGCTATCGCGGCTGTGCCGACCGGCAGGAATTCGCCGTCGGCATCGGCGAGACGCTCACCAAGACCCGTGCCGGGCTCAAGGGGAGCGTCACCACGCCGCTCAACCCCGCGACCAACACCAATCTGGACAACGGGTTGACGCCGACGAGCTTCTCGGTGGAGCAATACAGCATCACGCTGAACCACTACGCGGCGACGACCGATCTCAACATGGTCACCAGCCGGGTCGGCATCGCCTCGCAATTCCTGCTCAATGCCGCGGTCAATGGCGAGCAGGCGGCGCGGTCGCTGGACGAGCTGGCCCGCAACGCGCTGTTCAACGCCTATTTCGGCGGCAACACGCGGGTCAGCCTCACGCTGGCCTCCGCCGGGCCCACCATCGCGGTGGACGATGTGCGCGGCTTCCAGAACGTGTTCCTCAACGGCGTGCAGACCCCGGTTGGCGGTTCGGCCACGCTGGCGGTCAACATCGCGGGCAACAGTTATCAGCTGGTGGGTGTCACGCTCGATTCTCCCACCAGCTCCAACGCGCCGGGCGGGCTGTCGGGGACGCTGACCTTCACGACATCGGTGACGGTGGCGGACGGCACGGCGGGCAATTCGGTGATCGCCACCAACGCCCCGACCATCTTCCGCCCCAACAACGCCACCAACACCGCCCAGATCGCTGCCACCGACACGCTGACGATGTCGGTGCTGCTGAACGCGGTGGCGACGCTGCGGTCCAACGCGGTGCCGGAGATCGATGGCGTGTTCAACTGCTATCTCGATCCGGTCTCCGCACGGCAGTTGTTCGCCGACAACGATTTCCGCCAGTTGTTCATCGGCGCCACCTCGGCCAACCAGGTGTTCAAGCGCGGCATGATCAACGACTTCCTCGGCCTGCGCTTCATCCCGACCACCGAGGCGTTCGTGACCAGCCACCCCACGTTGCATGTGCCGGTCCGCCGCCCGATCATCTGCGGCCAGGGGGCGCTGATCGAGGGCGATTTCGCGGGGATGGCGGAGAGCGACCTTGCGCCGAAGGACGCCATCGTTTCGATGGTCGACGGGGTGGCGATGGTGACGCGTGAGCCGATCGACCGGCTGCAGCAGATCATCTCGCAAAGCTGGTACTGGATCGGCGGGTTCTGCGCCCCGTCGGACACCACCACCACCGCGAACACGGTGCCCACCGCCAACACCGCCGCGTTCAAGCGGGCGGTGATGATCGAGCATATCGGCTGACCCGGCGGCAGGGGTCAGTGGTCAGGGGTCAGGCGGCAGGAGCAAGACGCCCGCTTCCTTCCCCCTGCCACCTGCCCCCTGGCCCCTGCGACCTGCGACCTGACCCCTGACTCCGGAGGCGGCCATGGCCTTTACCGACGTGGAGAAAACCGACATCCGCCGGTTCTGCGGCTATCCCGCCTATGGGTCGCGGCCGGAGGGGTTCAATGGCTGGCGGTTCTTCCAGGCTTCCGGCACGCTGGAATACCGGATGCAATACCTCTCCGGACCGGAGGAGGGCGTGGTGCGACACAACCTCGCCACGCTGCGGCAGCTGGAGGCCGCCATCCCCGCCGCCTCGGCGACGCTCGATACCGAGCAGGCGGCGGTGTGGACGCGCAATGCCGCCGAACTGACCGAGCGGTTGCGGCTGTTCGACGAATGGCGCCGCCGCCTGTGCGGGTTTCTCGGCCTGCCGCCCGGCCCGGCGCTGTCGGACGCGCCGACAACCGGCGGTGCCGTGCGGTTGGTGGTGTGATGCGGCAGGCCTTGATCGAGGACAGCATCCGGCGCGGCCTTGGTCGTGCCGCCGCCGCCGCCGGGGCGTGGTGCGATGCGTATCGGCCGCACAGCGCGCACACGCCGCTGGCTTCGGGCAATCGTTTCCTCCGCCTGCCAGCCATCTTCTCGCCCGCGAGCGGGTTTTCCCAGCCGGTCGGCTATGGCGTGGCGAGCTGGACGGGCCTGTTCGATGCAGCAACGACGCGGCCGGGCGACATCCTGGTGCGTCCGCCGCCTGCCCATGAGGCCGGGGGCGCGGCGGAGGGCGGCATCTGGTTCATCGCGGCCCAGCAGCCCTTGCTGCCGGTGCTGTGCGTGCGGGCCACGCGCATGGTGTCGTTCCACCGCCCCGCGCCGCCCTCCGCTTTGGGGCTGAACCCCTATGGCGGGGTGCTGCGCGGCACCGCGCTGCCGCTCGCCACCGACTGGCCGGCGAGCGTGCTGAATGGCGGGGGAGGGGGGCTCGATCTGGGCGAACTGCCCGCCGACGCCGCCCCCGCCGCGTGGGCCGTGCTGCTGCCGCCCAGCCTGCATGTGGCGCTGCGGGCGACCGACCTGATGGCCGACGATCTCGGCCGCGCCGGGGTGGTTGCGGCTGCCGAACGCACCGATTTGGGGTGGCGGCTGCAGGTGAGGCAGACGACGACGTAAGGACTCGCCGCCACGGCCAGGTCACGCGCAACCGCGTGGATGCCCCGGGGCGAGCCCGGGTATGACGAATGATCGCGCATGGTCCGCTCCTCCCAGGTTCAGGCACTCACATGGCAGACCAATCCGATATCGAAACCACTCTCGCGACCCTGATCGCCGCCATCCTCTACCCCCAGGGCACCGAAGCCCCCTCGATCCTCGGCAAGCTCTGCCGCATCTATCGGGGATGGCCGCATAGCGGTGCGCTGGATGCCGATCTCGCGGCGGGCCTTGTCAACATCACCATCTTCCCCGATCCGCGCCACCAGCCGCTCACCACCCGCTACCCCGCCGATCCGCAGATCATCACACCGGTGTCGCCCAGCTATACCATCACGACGACGGCGACCACCGCCACGATCGGCGGCACCCCGGGCCGGGGCCAGGTGGTGGGGCTGCTGGTGGACGAACTCGCCGTGGTGCATCGCACCGCCGCGACCGACCGCCCCGAACTGGTCGCCGCCATCCTCGCCGCCGACATCTCGACCCGGCGGATGGCGCTCGTTGCCGGCGCCACCATCACCATCCCCGGGGCCGCCCGTCTGGTCGGCCGCGTGGTGGCCGATCAGACGGTGCTCAGCGAAACCCGCCGTCAGCGCCAGATGTTCCGCGTCACCCTGTGGTGCCCGGACCCCGCCACCCGCGACGCCGCCGGCTCCGCGATCGACGCGGCCCTCTCCGCGCTGAGCTTCATCGCGCTGCCCGACGGCACCGCCGGGCGCCTGCTGTTCCACGGCTCGTCCTTGCTCGATCATGCCGAGAACGCCGCCTTGTATCGCCGCGATCTGCATTACACGGTTGAGTATGCAACGACCGTGGCGACGGTGTTGCCGGCGATGATCTTCGGCGATGCGCTGGTGAATGCCCGCGCCTGCCTCGGCTAGACACCAAGCCACCGCCACCCCCCACCGCTTCTCTGCCACGGAGATCAGCCATGTCCACCACTCTCGTCGTCGTGCGCCCGTTCGGGGGCCACGCGAAAGGCGACGCCATCACCGATGCAGCCACCATCGCGCAAATCCTCGCCGGCGAGCTGGCGGCCAATGTCGTGCGCGTGTTCACCACAACGCCCACCCCCACCACCTCGGCGCCAGCGACCAAGCAGGGAGGCTAACCGGCCATGCCCATCGTCCAGCAAGGCAGCATCAACACCACGGCGCTCGTGGTGCCCGATCTCTACGTGCAGATCGTCCCCCCGCAGAACCTCGTGCTCAACGGCGTGCCCACCAACGTCATCGGCGTGGTGGGCACCGCGTCCTGGGGGCCGGTGGGCCAGCCGGTCATCGTCGGCACCATGGCCGATTACGCGGCCAATTTCGGCCCCGTGATGCCGCGTGGGTTCGATATGGGCACCCCGGTCGCCACCGCCATCCAGCAGGGCGCGGCCGCATTCCGTTGCGTGCGCGTCACGGACGGCAGCGACACCGCCGCGCAGTTCGAAATCCCAGGCACCACGTTCCTGTTCACCGCCCGCTACACCGGCAGCCTGGGCAACACGATCAACCTCGCACTCACCGCCGGCAGCGCGGCCGGCACGATGCGGTTGACCGTGGTGCTGCCCGGCCTGCCGCCGGAGGTCTACGACAACATCGCCGGCACGGGGGCGGCGTTCTGGACGGCGCTCGCGAACGCCGTGAACACCGGCATCGCGAATATGCGCGGGCCCAGCCAGCTCGTCGTGGCCTCCGCCGCCGGCACCTCCGTCGCGCCGTTCGCCTTCAACACCACGATGACCGGCGGCGTGCAGGGCACCGATGGCGCGGCGGGCGTCACCGCCAGCACGCTGCTCGGGCAGGATACGCCGCCGCGTCTGGGCATGTATGCCCTGCGCGGGCAGGGCTGCTCGATTGGTTTGCTCGCCGATGCCACCGACGGGTCCACCTGGACGACGCAGGCCCAGTTCGGCCTGTCGGAAGGCATCTACATGATCATTGCCGGTCCGGCGGGCGACACGATCGCCAACGCGGTGGGCGCCAAGCATTCCACCGGGCTCGATTGTTACGCGGCCAAGCTGATGTTCGGCGATTGGCTGTACTGGAACGACACGGTGAACGGGCTGCTGCGGCTGGTCTCGCCGCAGGGCTTCGTCGCCGGGCGGCTGGGCAACCTCTCGCCGCAGAACTCCAGCCTCAACCAGCCGCTGTACAGCATCCTCGGCAGCCAGAAATCCGGCCAGCCCGGCAGCCTGCAGGCGCTCACCTATTCCGCCGCCGAACTTTCCGCACTTTTCCAGGCTGGGATCGACGTGATCTGCAATCCCCAGCCCGGCGGGGCGTATTGGGGGGTGCGCTGCGGCCACAACTCCAGCAGCAACGCCGCGACCTCCGGCGACAACTACACGCGGATGACCAACTACATCGCGTCCACTCTCGCGGCGGGGATGGGGCAGTTCGTCGGCCAGGTGGTCAACGCCTCGCTGTTCCGCAAAATCCGGGCGACGCAGCTGTCGTTCCTGCAGAACATGCTCTCCCAGGGAATGCTGGGCAGCACGGACGGCGCCACCCCGTTCAATGTCGTGTGCGACGTGTCGAACAATCCGCTCAGCCGCACCGGGCTCGGCTACGTGCAGTCCGACGCGCAGGTGCGGTATCAGGCGATCAACGAGAAGTTCATCGTCAACATCGAAGGCGGCCAGACCGTGCAGGTGCAGTTGCAGACGCTGCCTTCCGGCACGCCCGCCGCCGCGTCCTGATCCAGCGTCCCCTTCCCCTGATCCCCTCCCGTAACGGGAGGGGACACATTGAACAGGAACCCCGGCACCATGCCCGCCAACACCTTCTCGGTCGGCCGCGATTGCCAGCTCGTCGTCATGGGCCCCAACGGCCGGCTCGATCTCACCCATGTCACCGGCTTCACCTCCCGCCAGCTCACCGTGCCCGTCCGCATCGACCGCATCGACGGCGTGCATCTCGCCGCCGAACTCCCGCGCGGCTGGGACGGCACGTTCGAGCTGGAGCGGGGCAGTTCGGTGGTGGACGATTTCATCGCCCGCATCGAGGCGGCGTTCCTCGCCGGCACCGCAATCGGCACCGGCACGCTGTATCAATACGTGCAGGAATCCAATGGCTCCACCTCGACCTATCAATATGACGGTGTGGTGTTCAAGCTGACGGAAGCCGGCACCTGGCGCGGCGACCAGAGTGTCAAGCAGAAACTCGATTTCTTCGCGGCCACCCGCATCAGGCTGTGATCGGAGCAGAGCGATGAACCCGCCGTTCGGTGAACTCCCCTCCACCCGATTGATCGCCGCCGCACAGGCCGCGCCGGAGGTGACCGACGCGAAAGGCCGCCGCCTCGCCCTGCGGCGGCTGACGGCACTCGACAAGCTGCGGCTGTTCAAGGCGGCCGGCCCCAACCTCGCGCAGAACCAGCCCTGGCTGGGCATGGCCGTGCTCGCCGCCTCGGTCGCCGCGATCGACGATGTGCCCGTGCCACCGCCCGCGACGGAAGGCCAGATCGAGGCGCTGGTCAACCGCCTCGGCGACCCCGGCCTCGCCGCCATCGCCACGGGCCTCACCGCCGAAGGCCCGCCGGCCGATCTCGCGGCCCACGCGGGAAACTGAGCCGGCACCCCGATCTGGTGGATTGCCTGTTCCTGGTGCGGAACGGGGTGCCCTTCGACGTGGCGTTCAGCCTGCCCCCGGAAGACCGCCTCGCCTGGGTGGTCGCACTCGGCACGCTGGATGGCAACGAGTTCGATTTTGGCGTGATGCGCTGGAAGGAACGCGGATGAACCTCTCCGAACTTGCCGGCGCACTGCGCCATCTCGATCTCGACGGCACCGCCAATGCCGCCCTGGCCGAGGCGGCTTCGTTCATCGGCGAGGCCGTGCGCGAGGCACTTTCCCACGCGCCAGGGGAGCGGCATGTCTACCCCTGGCGGCAGAGCGGTACGTTGCAGGGCAGTATCGAGGTGACCGCCGAGGGGCCACAAGCCGCGATCGGCAGCGCCGATCCGGTGGCTGTGTGGCAGGAGCACGGCACGTCACGGATGCCGCCGCGCCCGTTCCTGGCCCCGATCGCGGCGGCCAACGCCGAGCGTGCGGCCGCCGCCATCGGGGTAGCGGTGAGCGGTGCGATCGGCGCGGCGCTGGGAGAGCGGTGATGGAAGACGCCTATGTCATCGGCATCCGCCTCGCCCTCGACAACGGGGTGAGTGCGGGGATCGCAACGATTGCCCAGGAACTGGCCGCGCTCGACGGCGCGATCGCGACCACCACGTTGCATCTGCAACGTCTCGAACAGGTCGCCGCCGGCATCGCGCGGGCCACCGGCGCGGAACTGCCGCGCCTGGCCGGGACGCCCGCCGCCGAGGCCGCCCCAGCGCCGTCCCCCGCCGCCGCACCATCGGCCGCTGCCTCGCCGCCCGTATCGCCATCCCTCGCGCCCCCTCTCGTGCCCCCTCTCGTGCCCCCCCTGGCGCCCCCCCTCGCGCCCCCTGGGGCCGCGCCCGTCACGCAAGGCGTCCACGACCAACCTTCCGCCCCGTCCGCCACCGCGCCCACGCAAGCCGCGCCGCCACTCGTTTCGCTCAGGAACGAGCCTGATCAACGCCGAGAGGCGGGCGCGGCACGAGCCAGCGCGGCCCCGCCGGGCGCCTCCGTCACGCCCTCCGCCCCGGCCTCCCCGCCGCC